CTAGAGTTCAAGAATTGCAAGCAGAACTTAGAGTTCTAGAAGCATTCAACGACACAACTCGTGCAACTATTCTACGTTCTATGTTAGAATATGAATTAAAAGCTGAGGAGAAGTCTCATGTCAATGGTAAGCGAGGATCTATTAGATCTTGATTGGAAAGATTACGAAGGTATTATAGGACATGATCCTATAACACACAAGTATCAACTGCAGTTAAACCATCACATACATTGGTTTGACACGAGAGAAGAGGCTGAATATTATTTGAAAATGAATAAAGAATGAGTCAAGACTTTTATTTGGGCAACCCTAACCTTAAGAAGGTAGGGACAGATATAAATTTTACACAAGATCAAGTACAGGAATACCTCAAGTGTAAAGAGGATCCTGTATACTTTGCTAGAAACTATATCAAAATCATCTCTTTGGATGAGGGTATAGTTCCATTTGACATGTGGGATTTTCAAGAGGAACTTATAGAATCATTTCACGAACATAGATTTAATATAGCAAAATTACCAAGACAGACTGGTAAGTCTACTACCTGTGTGTCATACCTATTACACTATATACTTTTTAATGATAATGTTAATGTAGGTATTCTAGCAAACAAACTTTCTACTGCTAGAGATCTACTCAGTAGACTTCAACTGGCATATGAACAGCTTCCCCTCTGGATTCAACAAGGAATCGTCGTATACAATAAAGGATCCATGGAATTGGAAAACGGATCCAAAATTCTCGCTGCTTCTACTTCAGCAAGTGCTGTCAGGGGTATGTCGTTTAATATCATATTCCTCGATGAGTTTGCTTTCATACCCAATCATATTGCGGAGCAATTCTTTTCCTCTGTTTATCCTACTATTACATCTGGTACATCAACCAAAGTTATCATCATATCGACCCCCAACGGAATGAACCACTTCTACAAGTTGTGGGTAGATGCACAAAAAGGTAGAAATGGATATGCATGGTCTGAAGTTCACTGGTCAAAAGTGCCTGGCAGAGATGCTAAATGGAAAGAACAAACTATTGCCAATACATCTGAGAGACAGTTTACTCAAGAGTTTGACTGTGAATTTCTTGGATCTGTTGACACTTTAATTACTGCAGCTAAACTTAGAGTGTTGACATATGATGATGTTATGACAACCAATGGATCTCTTGATGTATATGAAAACCCGATAGACAAACATGAATATATTATTACTGTTGACGTATCCCGTGGTCTTGCACAGGATTATTCCGCGTTTGTAGTTATAGACATTACGCATGCTCCGTGGAGACTGGTGGCAAAGTACAGAGATAAAGATGTAAGACCCATGTTGTTTCCTAATATCATATACAATGTGGCAACTAACTATAACAAAGCGTATGTTCTTACTGAGGTAAATGATATTGGTGAAGCAGTCGCGGGAAGTTTATTCTATGATTTGGAATATGAAAATACTTTGATGTGTGCTATGCGTGGTAGAGCAGGGCAAATAGTCGGACAGGGATTCTCAGGTAATAAAACACAGATGGGTGTAAAGATGAGCAAGACTGTCAAAGCACAAGGATGCTCTAACCTCAAGACACTGATAGAAGATGACAAGTTACTTGTTAAGGATTACAACATTGTATCAGAACTGACTACCTTCATACAAAACAAACAATCATTTGAAGCGGATGAGGGGTATAATGATGACTTGGTAATGTGTTTAGTCATCTTTGCATGGTTGGCACAGCAAGAATATTTCAAGGAAATGACTGATCAGGACATTAGAAAGAGGATATATGAAGAACAAAAAAATGCTATCGAACAAGACATGGCACCATTTGGTTTTATAGACGATGGACTAGAAGATGATACTATAATAGATGACACTGGTAACATCTGGACTGTTGATATGAATGAAAAAGATCCAGATAAATGGAAGATAGACGAGTACGGAGACAGGTCATTTATGTGGGACTATCGCTAAAACACGAGTTTTTCTAAATAATATTAGACAAAAATTGTTATTACATCAGGAGTAAAATACATGGCTAGCACGCTTCTATCGCCAGGAGTTGAGATTCAAGAGAGGGATCTGACTATTGGTTCGATTGAGACGGTTGAAGTTAACGTAGGAGCAATAGCGGGTGCCTTCGCAAAAGGACCTGTTCTTAAACCAGTTCGTATATCATCCGAAGCTCAACTTATTGAACAGTTCGGAGAACCATCCGAAGGTAATGCAACTACATGGTGGACTGCAGCAAGTTTTCTACAGTATGGTGGAGTCCTAGATGTTGTTCGTGTAGCAACAAGTGGTCAACTTACAGCATCAGATGATAACGTAACATCTCCATATACACTTTCTATTCCAACAATAGAAGTATATGAATCAACTTATGCGGGTGCTACAGCAAACCCATTCAAATGGGCAGCAAGAAATCCTGGCAGTGAATCAAATGCAATCAAAGTTGCAGTCATTGACAAAGGTGCTGATGTCACTCTTACTTTAAATGGTGCTCTCTCTGTTTCTACAATAGGAACTCAAGTTGTTACAGCAGCTGCTTCTCCTGGTGGATCTAAGTCTGGATACATTTACGACTGGGATTCATCAACAAACAAAGTCTCTTTAATTACTTCTGATACTTGGGACACTACTGACGTTGTTGAAAACGGTGTTAGTGACCTTAACGTCTCAGCAACTAGTGACTGGTACGATTCACAGATTGCATATGGCGGTGTAGGTTGGAACTCAGTTGCACCTAGACCTGGCACATCTCCTTATGTTGCAGACCGTGGTGGTGCTAATGACGAAATGCACGTTATAGTATTTGATTCAACAGGATCTATTACTGGCACACCTAATACACTACTAGAGAAATTTACATACGTATCTAAAGCAAATGATGGTAAGACATCATCAGGTGCAGTAAATTACTATCCAACAGTAATTCAAAACAAATCACAGTACATCTACTGGGGTTCTCATGAGAACGATGCATATGATGTAAGTGCTAATGCAGCAATTACTTCAGGTCCTAACTTTGCAGGAACAGGCAATGCGGGTGCTACTAGTGCAACAACTTTTGATTTATTCTCCTCAGATTCAAGTAACAGAAGTTATACTTTTGTAAAGGGTGCTGAAACATTATCTGCAACATCTGGTGAAATCATCACTGGTCTTAATGAGTTTGTAGATACTGAGACATTAGACATTGATTACTTACTCATGGGTCCTGGCGATGCATCAAGTAAAACAAACACACAAGCAATCGCTGCTAAAGTTCTTTCAGTATGTTCTGGCAGAAAAGATGCTGTTGGTTTCATCTCCCCTTACTATGGAGATGTCGTTGGAGTTACATCTTCAGCAACACAAACACAAAACGTAGTAGATTTCTACTCTAGTATGCAAGCAACATCATTCGGTGTGTTTGATAGTGGTTGGAAATACATCTACGACAGATTTGCTGACAAGTATCGTTACGTTCCTCTTAACGGAGACGTTGCAGGATTATGTGCAAGTGTAACTGCAAACGGTACTCCATGGTTCTCTCCTGCAGGATTGAATCGTGGTGCAATTAGAGGTGCTGTAAAACTAGCATTCTCACCAACTAAATCCGAAAGAGATACACTGTATCAAAAAAGAGTCAATCCAGTAACCAGTTTACCTGGTCAAGGTATTGTTCTTTTCGGAGACAAAACTGCTCTCGCTTCACCATCTGCATTTGATCGCATCAATGTTAGACGTCTTTTCAATGTGATAGAAAAGACAATCGGCAACGCTGCGAAGGGAGTCCTTTTTGAACTTAATGATGAGTTCACACGTAGCAACTTTAAGAATGTTGTTGAACCATTCCTTAGAGGTATTCAAGCCGAAAGAGGAATTACAGATTTCTTAGTTGTGTGTGATAGCACTAATAACACTGGTGCAGTCATCGACGCGAACGAATTTAAAGCAGACTTCTTTATTAAGCCTGCACGTTCAATCAACTTTATCACACTAACCTTCATTGCTACACGCACAGGTGTATCATTTGAAGAAGTAACCCCTCGCAGATAACTAACGGAGCAATTTAACAATGGCAAAGAAAGGATTAGGTTTACTTACTTTCCAATCGGCAATCAAGGGCGGGGTTCGCCCTAACCTGTTCTCAGTAGAACATGGATTCCCACAGGGAGTATCAGACCCAACAATTGATGGAACTGGAAAACCAGAAGAGTCAGTAACATACATGTGTAAAGCAGCAGCACTTCCTGCAACAAACGTAGGAACTGTTGAATTACCATTTAGAGGTCGTGTACTTAAAGTGCCTGGCGACAGAACTTATGAGACATGGACTGGAACATTCTATATGGACGACGCATTTGAATTGCGTGCAGCATATGAGAAATGGATCGAACTAACAAACGGTGTAGGTGCAAACGTTGCAACTGCAGGAATTAGTAGTGACGCTGAAGGTATTCTTAAGAATATTAAAGTTGATCAACTTACTAAGTTTGATGGTGACGGACAGAATCTTAAAGTAATTCGTCAATACGAATTATTCTCCGCGTTCCCTGTATCTGTATCTCAGGTATCAGTTGCATATGACAACAATGATTCTTACGAAGAATTCGATGTTGAGTTTGCATATCAATTCCACACATCAAAAGCAGTAGACGTAGGACAGGCAGGAAACGATACCCTCGTTTAGAAACGTACCTAAATAGTAGAGATAAGAAACCACAAATATTATGGCAGAGTTATTCGGTTTCTCGTTTAAGAAGCAACAGGAAAAGAGTCGTGCTCCGTCTCCTATCCAACCGTCTTCTGACGATGGAGCTACGAGTTATATTGCAGGAGGTTACTACGGTCAGTATCTTGACCTAGACGGTAACTTCAAGACTGAGTATGACATGGTGAAGAAGTATCGTACAATGGCGATGCACCCAGAAGTGGACAGTGCCATTGAAGATATTATACATGAGGCAATCGTTGCTGATCAGAACGATAGTCCTGTGCAAATTAACTTAGATAACTTAGAAGTTAGTGACGCAGTAAAAAATATAATCAGAGACGAGTTCGATTACATTAAAAACTTATTCGGATTTGATAGCAAAGCTCATGAGATGTTCCGCAGATGGTACATTGATGGGCGTTTGTATTATCATAAGGTTATTGATTTAGATAATCCTGCTGATGGTATTAAAGAATTACGTTACGTAGATCCACATAAGATTAAGAAAGTAAGGCAGATAACAAAACCAAAAACTGCAGATGAGTTTATGAAGTATGACTTCGGTAAAGGCGAAGAATATTTCCTATACAATCCAAAAGGTCTAAACAACACATCTGCAAATAGCGGAATCAGAATTGCAAAAGATGCTATAACATATTGCACATCAGGTATCATGGATACGAATAGAAATATCGTATTGTCATACTTGCATAAAGGTATTAAAGTTCTTAATCAACTGCGTATGATTGAGGACTCTCTTGTTATCTACAGAATATCAAGAGCACCAGAACGTAGAATATTCTACATTGATGTAGGTAATCTACCAAAACAAAAAGCAGAAACATACCTCCGTGAGGTAATGGGTCGCTATAGAAACAAATTAGTTTACGATGCACAAACAGGAGAAGTAAGAGATGACAGAAAATACATGTCGATGCTCGAAGACTTCTGGTTACCCAGAAGAGAAGGAGGACGAGGTACTGAGATCACTACGTTGCCAGGTGGACAAAATCTTGGAGAACTTACGGACGTCCAATACTTCCAGACCAAACTTTATAAAGCATTAAATGTTCCTGCAGGAAGATTAGAAAGTGGAACTTCATTTGATATAGGTAGATCTGCAGAGATTACCAGAGACGAATTAAAATTTACTAAGTTTGTAGGAAAACTCCGCAAGAAATTTAGTGATATATTCCACGACACCCTTAAGACACAATTAATACTTAAGAGTGTTATTGTTCCAGAAGACTGGGATGACATGAAGGAGCATATTCAATATGACTATCTTTATGACAATCACTTTACAGAACTTAAGAATCTTGAAATGATGACTGAAAAACTCAATGTCATTGCTGCTATGGATCCTTATGTTGGCAAGTATTTCTCTACTCAATACATACGTTCTGAGATCTTAGGTCAAACTGAGACACAGATAGATGAGATGGATATACAAATGAAGGATGATATTGAAAATGGAAGAGCAATAGATCCTGCAAGTCAAGTTCAATTAGATCAAGATACTATAGATGCGGATATTGAGAATATACCGAAAGATCAAGAGATGAAAGATGTGCAAATACAGCAGCAAAAAGTCGCAGCAAGGAACGGGGAAGCTCCACCAAAAATGAATGGTAGACAGGATCCTCGTAAATCTTCCGCGTCTCAAAATGGGAACGGTAATAAATAAAAGTTAGGTAACAATTAATTATGGCTACACAAGAACGAGAAATCGTTGACTTACTTTGGGACGGTGGACAGGCAGATGCCTTAGACAAACTCAAAGATATGCTGCAAGTTAAAGCTGCAGCAGCTGTTGATGCGAGCAAACTAGACGTTGCAAATCGTATGTTTCCACATGTGCCCGATGAGGGTAATGTGAATTCTAGAGAGACAGGTCTTCCTCAAGAAGGCGAAGCATCTCCAGAGGAAACAGCAGACGTTATCAACCGTAACGATGTAGAAACAGAAGAGGAAACCGATGAAACTGATCACGGAACAAATTGAACCAGTTGAGATTCTAACCGAAGAAAAGGACGGTAAGAAGAACACCTACATTAAGGGTATCTTTTTGCAGACCGAGATCACCAATCGCAATGGAAGAATGTATAAGTTCGACTCCATGGCGAAAGAGGTTAACAAGTACAATGAAGAGTTCGTCAAACGCGGAAGAGCGTTAGGTGAATTAGGTCATCCCGACGGTCCTACTATTAATCTAGATCGTGTGTCACATAAGATAGTTCAGTTGACCCCAGAAGGAACAAACTTTATGGGTAAGGCAAAACTATTAGAAACCCCTATGGGTAAGATTGCTAAAAACTTACTTGAAGAGGGTGTGCAACTAGGTGTGTCATCACGTGGATTAGGTTCTATCAAGAGAGAAGGAACCGCACAAATCGTTGCCGACGATTTTATACTCTCTACAGCAGCAGATATTGTTGCTGATCCTTCCGCACCTGATGCTTTTGTTGAAGGTATATACGAAGGTAAAGAGTGGTGTTTAGTCAATGGTGCGATTAAAGAGGCACAATTGGATGCAGTTAAGCAGTCGCTTGACAACGCTCCATCAAGTCAAGAATTAGCAGAACGAAAGATTGCCGCGTTCAATAGTCTGCTAAGAAGTTTATGATTTATAAATAATATTATTAAATCTTAACGCAATCTAATTTTATCCGTAAGGAGTACGTAAATGTCAAGTATTGATGAAAAATTCAAAAAGGTGATCGCAGAAAACGCGGCTCCTGAAGAAGTAAAAGAAGATGCTGCAACTGGCGATACCGCTATTAAGAAAGGTGCAGTTCCTCCACAACCTTCACCACTGTCAAACAGTGCTGTTGAGGTTGGTGGTTCTACTAAAGAAAAACCAGAAGGTCCTGAGAACGTAGGTAAAAAAGCTGCTGCTCCAGTAGGTACAACAGGAGATTCTACAATCAAGACAAAACCAAGTGGTGCTTCATCCAGTATGCCTGGTGCACTAAGTGGTCAAATCTTTGATGATGTAGAAAAAGAAGGAGAGACAATCTCCGAAGAAGAGATCTCGGAAGACATCGCTGCAATTCTAAGTGGTGCTGACCTAGACGAAGAATTCCAAAAGAAAGCAACTACTGTGTTTGAAGCTGCAGTATCTGCTAAGGTAACTAAGGAAGTTGCCAAACTTAAGGAAACTGCAGAGAGCAGGATTAGCGAAGAACTTGAAGGAATCAAGAAGAGTTCGCTAATCGCGTAGAGAATTTCCTCTCATATGCTTGTGAAGAGTGGATGACTGAGAACGAACTTGCAGTAGAGCAAGGTCTTCGTGCTGAAGTCACCGAAGCATTTATGAGTGGATTAAAAGCATTGTTCGTAGAAAGCAACATCAATCTGCCAGATGAGCAGTTAGATGCAGTTGCTGATATGAGCAACAAATTAGATGAAATGGAGACCCGACTTAACGAACAAGTTGAGAAGAACATTGCATTACATGAAGCCGTAGGCAACTATCGTAAAAATGAGATCTTGAGTGAACTATCCAGAGGACTTGCAGAAGTTCAAAAGGACAAGTTTACATCCTTAGCTGAAGCAGTGGAATTCAAAACCGAAGAGTCGTATCGTGAAAAG